CAGGGATCGTTTCATTCCGACGCTTGAAGCCATGGAACCCGAACTGACGAAGGCGGGCGTCCTCGTGCTCAACACCAATCCGAGAAGCGCCCTGCGGTGCTTCCCCTTCGCTGACATCGAGGAATTGCTGTCCATGGATAATCTCGCCGCCGTCGAGCGCGAAAAGTACGTCGCCGTGTGGCAGCGTCAGGAATACCGGAAAGTCAGCCCGGGAATGCTGGAATGTGAAAGGGCCTTCACAGTCTGCCGGATGATGTCCAGCCAGACGCTCATCGATTTTGGCTCCGGGCCGGCGAGGGCCACGAAGTGGTTTGAAGAGAAGGGCCTTGACGCCGTTGCCGTCGATTTCGCGCCGAATGCGAGGGAGACGGACGTTCCGTTCATCGAAGCCTGCCTATGGGCGCTCCCGGAGGAGCTTCCCCCAGCTGATTACGGCTATTGCTGCGACGTGATGGAGCACATTCCGACGCACAAGATCGATGACGTGCTCGGCGGCATTTCGGCAAGGGTGAAGAGGACGGCATATTTCCGCATAGCCACGCGCCCCGACAAGATGGGGCCGAAGCTGCTTTCCCGCCCGCTCCACCTCACCGTGAAGGACGGGGAATGGTGGCGCCGGCAGGTTGAGGCTCATTTCGCGCTTGTCGACGTGATCGAGAACACCGGGCGGGATGTGATCCTCCTGGCGAGGCCGTAGGAGGCTGCCATGCAATTCGTTGATGCTGCACCGATCGCGGGGACGCGACGGACCGCAGACGGCTACCTGGTGGCCGAGGTCCGCACCGCGCGCACCGGCATTCAGGATTATGCGGGCTTTGAGGTCGGCAAGCCCGACATGCCTATCGTCAAGGTCTACCGGCCTGCCGATCAGGTGTTCTCGAAAGACAGCATGGGCAGCTACGCCCACAAACCCGTGACAAACGACCACCCGGCGGAAGCTGTCAGCGCCACGAACTGGAAAGACCTTGCCGTCGGCCAGATCGGCGATGAAGTGGCCCGTGACGGTGAATTCGTGCGCATCCCGCTCGTCGTCATGGATGCTGCGGCGATCAAGCTCGTTGAGGACGGTAAGCGCGAACTGTCTGCCGGCTACGTCTGTGACCTTGCTTTTGAGGCTGGTGTAGCGCCGGACGGGCAGGCCTACGACGCCATTCAGAAGGATATCCGGATCAACCACGTTGCGATTGTCCAGAACGGTCGCGCGGGTTCCAAGGCTCGCATCGGCGACGGTGCGATTTCGTGGGGCGTTGCCCCTGTGACCAATGATCAGCAACCCGAAAAGGAAAAGATCATGACCCTGAAGACGGTTACCGTCGATGGCATCCCGGTCGAAGTAACCGACCAGGGGGCCACGGTGATCGGCACGCTGCAGTCGCGACTTGCCGATGCCAACACGAAGTTCGCCGACGCCGAGAAGGCACATCAGACGGCCATCGCCGCCAAGGATGCCGAACTCGCCAAGAAGGACGCCGAAATCGACGCCCTGAAGGCCAAGGTTCTCGACGAAAAGGCGCTCGACGCCAAGGTTCAGGCCCGCGCCGACCTGATTTCCCTCGCCGGCAAGATCGCCAAGGACGTCAAGACGGAAGGCCTGACCGACGCTGAAATCCGCAAGGCCGTCGTCGTCGCCAAGGTCGGCGATGCGGCGATCAAGGGCAAGCCGGAAGCCTACATCGACGCCCGTTTCGACATCCTCGCGGACGAAGCGAAGGCAACGGCGGATCCGGTTCGCGGTGCCCTGCTCAATCGCGACACGACCATCAAGCCCACGGACAACGGCCAGGCTGCCTATGAGCAGCGCCTCGCCGATGCGTGGAAGCCGAAGAAGGAGGCCTAACCGATGGCTGTACAGACCACCTACAACGAGACGATGGACGCCGCTCGCGCCGGCCAGATCGCCAACATGGAACCCGTCGACCTGATCTCCCGCACCGTCGCTGATGCCGCTGGCATCGGCTTCGGCAAGGTCGTCCAGGAAGCGGCGGCAGATGGCTCCAAGGACGGGCAGTGCACCGCCGACCTCGATACGGCGGACATGGACGCCTACAAGTTCCTCGGCGTCACCGTGCGCGAGCGTTCGGTACGTCCGGAAACGCCCAATGCGTTCGCTCAGTACGAAAGTGCACGCATCATGCGTAAGGGCGTGATCTGGGTCGAAGTCGCTGGTGCGGTTTCGGCGGGACAGGACGTCACTGTCACCCTCGCCAGCGGCGTTCTCGGCACGGCTGCCGTTGGCGCTGGCGTCGTCGCCATCCCGAACGCCCGATGGGAGTCCTCCACTTCCGGCGCCGGGCTCGCAAAGCTCCGTCTCGGCTAATCGAAAGGAACCGATCAATGAACCCGAACTTCCAGTTCGACGCGCAGGCCGCGATGGGCTTTGTGGTCTCCCAGACCACGCATGTCGAGACCGCCGTCAACGAGACCATCTATCCGGATATTCAGTATCCGGCGCTCATCCCGGTCGACACGTCGGCGCATCCCTTCGCGCAGACCGTCACCTATTACTCCTCCGACAAGTTCGGCAAGGCCGACTGGATCAACGGCAACGCCGATGACATCCCGCTCGCCGGTACTGAACTGACCCAGCACAAGACGTCGGTCTACACGGCCGGCATCGGCTACGGCTGGGGATGGGAAGAGGTCAACGTCGCCATGATGCTCGGCCGGAATCTGCCGAACGATGACGCCATGGCCGCCCGCCGGGCCTATGAGGAAATGGTGGACCGTGTTGCCCTCGCCGGTGACGCCACCAAGAACTTCCAGGGCCTCATCGACAACTCGGCCATCACGCCGACCGGCGCGACCAACGGCGATTGGGGTGGGACCGGGACGACCGAGGACGAGGTACTGGCCGACGTCAACGACGCGATTCTCGCGACGGCGACGGACACCAAGTACACGTCCATCGCCGACACGCTGCTGCTCTCCAACGGGAAGCTGAACTATCTGGCAACGACCCGCCTCGGCGATACCGAGACGACGCTGCTGAAGTTCCTGCGCGAGAACAACACGTTCACGGCAACGACGGGGCGTCCGCTCACGATCCGCGGCGTGCGCGGCCTCGAAACGGCCGGCGTCGGCAATACCGAGCGCATGATCGCCTATCGCCGTGACCCGCAGGTGCTGAAGCTGCACATTCCGATGCCGCACCGCTTCCTCGGCGTCTACCAGGACGGCCCGCTGCATTGGGTTGTCCCCGGCGTCTTCCGCCTCGGCGGCCTCGACATCCGGCGCCCGCTGGAAGTCAAGTATCGCGACGGCATCTGATCATGGCTGTCGTCGTCTCGAAGCACAAAGGTCCGCTCGGTCTTCCGCGCGGGCCTGTTCTCCGGCCTGGCATCGAAACCAATGTCGACCAGTGGCCGTATATCAGGAACCATGCCGTCGTTAAGGCATGGCTCGCAGCCGGCGTCCTCTCTGTCGTCGGGGAGGAGCGTGAAGAGCCCGCGCCTGCCGATCCTCCGGAAGGTGAGGGCGAGGGGAAGCCCACGCCGGAGGCTGACGAAGAACTCGAAAAGCTCCGTAGCGAGGCAAAGGAGCTTGGCATTGCGCCGCATTGGCGTTGGACCAAGGAAACCCTTCGCGAGAAGATCGACGCCAAGCTGGCGGAGTAACCAATGACCTATGTGACGCCGACGCCGGAATTGTTCAAAGCCCGTTTCCCAGAGTTCACCGGAGTATCCAGCACGCTTGTCGGGCTGATGCTTTCGGAAGCGATCGAGCGTGTCGGCGTCACATGGTTGGAGAGGGACAGGGCGAGGGCGCAGATGTACCTAACCGCGCATCTCCTCGCCATGGAAGGCGAGCCCGCCCGTTCGGCCGCGATTGCAAATGGAGGCTCTGGCGGAGAGACGTTGCTTAACGGCGCGGTGAAGCGGCGCAGGGTTGGCGATGTGGAGACGGAATTTGCCGGCGTATCCTCGGGGGATGGGAGCGGCTCAGGCGCGATGGCCTCTTATGGCTCAACCGCCTATGGCCGCCGGTTCCTCGAACTGATGCGGCTGAACTTCCCGTCTGTCGCCGCCGTATGACCTTCACCATTTCGGTCAAGCGGACCAGACACATAGACCTCTCCAAGGTGCAGGCAAGCCTGCGAGGGCCAACGATTGTGAAAGTCGGGTTCCCTGCCGGCGAGGCAGACGCCGATAACATCCAAAAGGCGGTGTGGAACGAATTCGGCACGCGCGGCGGGGCGTCAGGTGGCGGATGGGGCGGCCCTATCCCGGAACGCCCATTCCTGCGCAACGCCATGCGTGACAACACCACGAAGTATCGTAACGGTATGAAGGCCTCGGCCGCGAAGCTGCTCACCGGCAAGACGACAATCACGGTTGTCTTGTCGAAGCTTGGTATTCTCGCGCAGGGCGACATCCAGGAAGAAATAACCGCTCTTTCGAGCCCGCCGAACAGTCCCGCTACCGTCGAACTCAAGGGCTCCAGCAACCCTCTCATCGACAGCGGCGAGATGCGCGGAGCCGTAACCTATAAGGTCGACAAGCGATGATCGATATTGCTGTGGCGATTGATGGCGAAGCGGTCAGCGTCTCGATTACCCGTCAAGGTTCGGGAGGCTACTGGAACGACGATGGTGAATGGGTTCCAGGTGGTCCGTCAACCTCGACGATTAAGGCCGCCATCCAGCCGGCCAACGGCAATCAGCTGATGGACTTGCCGGAAGGCCTGCGCGTGGAAGCCCGCTGGCTGCTGTGGAGCCGTTCCGAGGTGAAGCTGGACGATGCGATTACCTCGGGCGGCGTGTCCTACCGGGTGATGTATCTCTGGCCTCGCATGGAGGGCGGGTTCTATCGCGCGGCGATGGGGAGGCTGGGTTAAAAGCAGTCGGCCCGGTCAAGCGAGATGCCAAAGCTTGGCACGTATGGCTTGATTTCAGGCTTCCCGAGTTTGCGGCGGGCTTCATTGTCTTCCGCAAGTGAGCGGTCAAAGAAACGGCTCGCACCATCTACATAGAAAGCAGGAGCACCGAGGCCGGTCTCGTACATGAATGGGGGATCGTCGGTCGGCGCGATAGTCCAACCCTCGAAAGCATCGGTTCCGAAATCGTCATCGATCCACATGATGTCGCGGGCGGCAAAGCAGATAGTCTTTCCGTCCTTGTCGGTCATGCGCTCGCCCTTGGCGATGAAGATGTCCTTGAACATTCGGCGCTCCTTTGAAGAGCCGACACCATAGCACACGGGGAAACGGCCCACCATGACCAACGATGAAGTCTGGAGCGCCGTCGTCCGCTGGGTGAAGGCGAAGACCGGCAAGATCACCATCAAGTCGCACCAGAGCGGGCCATCCCCGGCAACGCCTTATGCCATGGTCAACTTCACCGGCGCCGCTGAGGTTCGGCGCTGGCACTCGAACGTCGAATACGAACACGCTGATACCGGAAATATCGATACCGGGGACGTCTATCCTGACGTCACGGCCCGCCCTGTCATTGAAATGGAATGGCGGTTCTCGGTTCACGCTTACGGCGAGGATCCGACGGATGTTCTTCGCCCCATCGTGTCGGCGCAGAAGCTGACCCAGACAATGGAGCCGCTGTTCCCGAACCTGACGGTTCATGAAATCTCACAGATCCGGAACGTGCCCGACTGGATCAACGAGCAATGGCAACCAAGGGCACAGATGGACCTCATCGTCCGCGGCATCATCCGCGATAGCGCGGGAACTGTCGAAACCGTCGAAGAAACGTCGCCGATAATCATTGAGCGGCAGGACTAGCAACCCACCAGAAAGGAAAGCCCGATGGCTGTTCTTCCGATTTCGCGCAATGTTCGTGTGAGCATTACGCGGCAGAATCGCTTTGCGACCCGTCGAGGCTTCGGCGTGCCGCTTCTTCTCACGTCCGAAAGTGTGGCTGACGTCCTCGACGCCGCCAAGCCCGTCTTCTATGCGTCGTCGATCGATGAGGTTGCCGCGCACTGGAATGCTGGCGATGCGCCATATGACGCCGCACTGGCCGCGTTCTCGCAGAACCCGCGCCCTCTCCAGATCGCGTTCGGCTACTACGAGGCGAGTACCGGCCTGACGGCGAATGATCTTTCCGACGCTCTCGATGCCATCCAGGACTATGACACCGGCTGGTACTGGATCGACGTCGAGCCCGCGCTTCGCGATACCGACGCGCTCGACGGCCTCGTTTCGTGGGTGGAAGCGCAGACGAAGTTCGCGATCATCACGTCCAACGACCCGCTGCTGAAGAATGCGGCCGATACCACCAACATCGCCGCCCGCCACAAGGGCACCGTGGAGCGCACGGCGGTCTTCTACCATCCCACGGCCACCCTTTACCCCGGCTTCGCGCTGGCGGCCAAGCTGGGCACGTTCTCGTTCGACAACGCCAACTCGGCATATACCGCCAAGTACAAGCAGCTTGCCGGCATCACGCCGATCAACATCATGTCGGACGAGGCGCGCGCCATCGACGGGTTTGTGCCGGCCATCGGCCAGAGTTCGGCGACCGGCCACCTTGCGAACATCTATATCGACCAAGGCGGCATCAATCAGGTGGAGCAGGGCTCGACCCTGACCCCCAACGTCTTCATCGATGAAATCCATTCCGGCGACTGGATCGTCGCCCGCTGCGAGGAGGAACTTCTCAACGTCCTGCGCAACAACAACGTCGTCGGCTTCGATGACGCCGGCATGCAGCTTCTCGCTGGCGGTCCGAGAATCGCGGTTCAGCAGGCGATCCGCGCCGGCCTGATCGCGAACGATCTCAACCCGGAAACCGGCGACTATCAGCCGGCCGTCGTCATCGACGTGCCGTCTGTCTTCTCGGTTCCCGCCAGCCAGCGCAAGAACCGCATCGCCCCTCCCATCACCATCTACTTCCGCGCCCGCGGTGCTGTGCATTACGCGCAGGCCGATTTCGTGGTCTCGTACTAAAGGAGCCTGACCAATGTCGCAAACCTCCGCATATGGCTTCCAGAACGTCTCCGCGTCGGTCGACGGTCAGAAGGTCGTCGGCCTCTGGGACGGTGACGATCCGATTTCTGTTGCTCCGTCCGCCGACAAGGGGACCGGCCTCATCGGCGCCGACGGTGCCGGCATCTTCTCGGTATCGGCGAACCGAGGCGCAACCATCACCATCCGCCTCCAGCACACCAGCCCGACCCATCGGCTTCTCAGCGAGAAGATGAAGCGGCAGCAGGCTTTGGCGAGCATGGCAGCATCCTTCCCGTTCAGCTTCATGGACGCAGGATCGGGCGAGGGCGGCTCCGCCGACAAGTGCTTCATCCAGACCGCGCCGACGGACCAGAAGGGCGTGAACGCCGTGGTTCGTGAATGGGTGCTGTGGACCGCAGACTGGAACCCGGAGATCCCCAATGGGTGAGCGCAAAATTCGAGGCATGGAGATCAAAGTTGATCGGCCGCTTGCTACCGAGGCGCTGCGGCTCCAGGCTCGCCTCATGCGCGCCGCTGGTGGTGTTGCCG